CTAATCTTTTACGATAATCTTGTAAATTTTCGTTTTTCTTTGGCACTTTTATTAATTTTCCCATTTTTTACTTATTGTTTTAATTTATTCGTTTCTTTCCTTAAAAGGGTACGTTGTAAAACATAGCCACTATACAGGACATCGCTTACTATAACACTTTTCGCCATCCGTTGGCAAGTTGCATACTATGCAAAAATTGTCTTGTGGCAACGATTTAACAACATCTTTTAAAGAAAATGCTTTTTCATAGCTAAATTTAAAAATTAAGGCTTCTCTACCCGTTGTTAATATTTTATCTTTTACTAATTTTTGTAAGTATTTTTGCATTTCTAATTCTTGATTTTTTGTCATTGTCTATTTATTTACTTGGTTAATAATCTATCCAGCACTTTCCTTAAAAGGTTACGTTATATAACATTTTTTTTAAAAGGCCACCAATCTTATGTTATCATTTTTACGTGGAAATAAAAACGAATTAAAGCGTTTTCGTATCTTTTCTTCGCTGTGCTATTCTGATAAACCTCTGGCCTCATGTCAAAAAACCTGGCCATTGTTTTGTTAGTTAGGCCAAGTTCTTTTTTTAGTGTTTTAATATCCATTATTTTTTAAATCTTTTATTCATTGCATATTCTCTTTTTATTTTGTTAGATGTATGTTTGTTTAAAACTCTTAACTCATTAAAAACAATATCAAAACTTCTTTTTGCAGTTCTAAATTCATTAGTCATTTCAACTAATCCCATTTGGCCTCTTGGAAAAGATTTTACTAAAGTATCAGCTTTATCTAATCTTAATTCTATTTCTTTTTTTAATTCTGTGTAAAAATCTAAAGTCATAATGTTTGTTTTTAATCTCACTACAAATATAAGTATAAACTTACATAAAAACCTAATTATTACGCATTTTATTTTTAAATAAAAATAATGGCCTTTTAAAAAAAACGTTAAATAACAACGTATATAAATAAAAGCTACTAATTATTTACTTATGAATCAATTGTTTAACTAATTTTATTTATTGTTTATTTATTTATTATTTTTTTTTAGACACGCTTCAATTTATATACAAATACGTTAGCATTAATTTACAAATCAATTTCGTGGTTCATAAAGAAATGCCAAACCAACCCTCCTTGCTGTACTGTTGCTAAATAATCATCTTTTATCATATTATTACTATGTGTTTCCCATCCAGTTCCGTACATATTTATTTTAACTTCAATTTCTTTCGTGTCAGGGTCGCATAATGCCCACATAGTAATTCCATCTTCTTGCATTTGAATATCCATTATTTCAGATTTTAATGGCATTTTAACAATTTGTGTTCTTTCGTGTTCTAACTTAAATTTCCATATTTTCATAATAAAAAATAATGCTAACAATGGCTATAAATAAAAGCCGTCATTAAGGTTATTTCTTTGAATCAATCATTTGTTACACGGCTTCAATTCATAGCCGAGACGTTAGCAGTAATTAATCAGTCACTTTAACTTTCTTGCTTGTAACACAGTCATCTCTATATCCGCAATCGTCATTGTGTCCAGCGCAATTATAGCAACCACACCACTCTATCCATTCATATTTTTTTAATTCCTCCATTTTATTTATTTTTAATTATTAACTAATCCCAACAACGTGTATAATTTACAATTGCTAATCGCTTTACTTAATCTTTTTGTAAATCTATAACATTATTCTCAATCTACCAAAACTTTAACATTTAAAAATTGCAAACCATACACTAGCACGTTGTACACAATATTGCTATTTAAGCGGTTTAAACCATTGTTCACAATTACCACATCTACTAACACTTTTACCTAAAGTTGGCTTTGTGCATTCGCAATACTGTTCGCTTTGCTGTACAACATCGGTTAAAGTTAATTGCTCGTTAACTTCTTTTTTATAAAATTCTTGGAAATCCTTGTGTGCTTTATCTCCTAAATTATTATACATTAATGAAGTGTTATAACCAGCATCAAATGCTTTTTTTAATATTTTTTTTAAGTCCATATTTAATTTATTAATTATTCACGCAACTAACCTTAACCGCATACGTTATGTGTAATATAGCGCTGTTGGTCGCCTACCATCCAACATCGTGTTTGTTGGCAATTTCACTCTCGTTTATAAGGTCTGTGATTTGCGCTATACTACAAGCCTAAAAAGGCACATAACACTGTGTATATCAAAGTTTTATATTAAAATATTGTCGCATATTTATACTATATTTGCGACAAAACCTTGCCATACACAAATAAGTTGTAAACAATTAAAAATCACTTATATCTTGTTTACTATGTTTTAGCTTTACAAAATATTTAAGTCTTAGCCATTCTATATAGTCAGTACCTACACAAAGATAACAACCACATAAATTTATATTCGATTTATTTTGTTGTGTATGCCATTTCTTTTTTACGTGCTTATTTCTTCCCATAATTTTTAAAAGTTAACAACACCGTATATTAAAAATATGTGCTTTAGTTACATAGACAAAGTCCGTATTCACTACGGTTTAACCGCTTATTTATAGGCTTAGCTACATAACCTTCACATACTTTTAATATACATGCACGTTGGCAAAAATAACAAACTATACACGCATAAGTTGTAAATAATGTTTTTGTTTTTAATCGATTACTAATTTACTTATTAAAGAAGCCATTATAATATCTACAGTTACTAGACCAACTAAAGCTATCCTACCTGTTTTTTCACTTAAATCTATCCAATTAAAGTCATCTTGTATAAACCAAATTATACCATAGTGCATCACAAAAACACCTACAGACAACAATGTGTATAAAAAACACTTACCAATTGTACTATTAAAAAACTTTTTCATATCTATCTGTTTAAATTATTATTTATATTAACAAATCTATAATCTTTTTTTGTAACTACCAAAACTTTAACATTTAAAAAGGGCAATCTTCAATATCAAACGCTTCTTTTACAGTTATAACCGGCAATATTTCTTTTTCTTTCATATACTCTTCGCTAATATCAATTAAACTAAATAAAGGTTCATCGGTATCTTTCTCGTAATAACGCCCGTTAACCTCAGAGTAATTAAATTCCACGCTCGAACCTATATCCCCTTGAAAATTATACTTTGTTTTCATATTATAAAACGTGGTAGTATTCTCTATATTATTTTCCACGTCCGCCCATGTTCGGTAAATCGAGAATCCGTTATGAGTTTGATTTCTAAAATCAGCCGAACCGCTAACACTGTACAAATCTGGAACGTTATAAATTCCTGCTTCGTTTTTTTGCATTTTAGTAGGATGAGCTACTAATATAATTAAAACATTATTTGATTGTGCAAAGTGTGTGAGTTTAGTTAACACAATGTTAATCTGGTCAATCTTGTTTCCATTTGGCAAAAGTACTTTATTAAACGCATCAATCACAAATATATCAATGCCAAAAGAAATCATTTGCTCTTTAAACTTTTCAAGCAACCAATCCCAGGTAGGTAAGGTGTCGCCTTCAGCACCTGTTAAGTATATTTTTTCATTTGCCCATTCCTCATATTTATCTATTTCATCACGTGTAATTCTTGGTGCAGTTCCTTGCGTTGTTTCTTTGTCTTTCCAAAAGTTACGACCTATCACTTTCTCCATTAAATTAGTCTGGTAAAGTGCCATAGGAGAATGTTCTGGCGAAAACCAAGATCCTTTTAAATCATAATCATTTATTAAATTTAGTGCGAGCCAGTCTGTAAAGTTTGATTTTCCATGTGAAGGAATACCAGTTCCCGTAGTCAATTGCCCACGCATAACTGAAAAGCATTCTTTAAATTGTCTAAAATAATATGCCTTAGGTTTTAAGGTATCTGGCAAACCATTGTCATAGAGTTCTAATATGCCTTTTTTTAGTTCAGAAACGCTAAATGTTCCACTTACTGGAAATCGTTTACGCTTTTTAACTGTATCATGCAAAATTTGCCCTATTAGGTCGCCGTTAGCGTCTTTATTTACAAATTCTATATACTCACACCTATAACGTCCTAAACGTTGCGCAATCTTCTCTTTTAAGTCATTTCCTTTTTCATCATTATCTACCGCAATAATGAATTTTTTTACGTCTTTTAAATATTCCTTAGAATTTAACCAGTAATCATCGTTATCATTTGCACCATTTGGAACTGATATTGCATTTTTAATCCCTATTTGATGTAAGGCTAAAACGTCAAATTCTCCTTCGCA